AACGGGGGACGGAGGCCTGGGCTCCGAATTGGGTCACGGCCTCGAAATCGAGGGAGACAATCCTAATCCGTCCCGTGACGTGGAAGATATTCACCGCCGTCGTTTTAAAAACGTCCGTGTTGTTCACGGTCCCCGTTCGGCAGACGATTCCGCGGTTGCGATTGAGATCTCCTACCTTAGCCAAAGTCGATGGGCTGTAATGTGACATCTTTTTCTCCTTCGGGCTGACCCTGTTCGGATCTCGCCCTGTTTATGGGAGGGGCCATACTGAGCGAAGCCCCTCCACATTTTTATTTCCCCACCATTGGGCCTTCACTTCTACTTTAGGTGCGTCTCAGACCTATTCCCGGTAAACCTGGGCTGCACGGCGACCACGGCGTGGCATATCCCATTGGTCCCTGCCGCCACCGTCATGGTGAGCCATTTGTGTCCAGCCGTTGCCACTCCCGCATGATCGACCTCGACAACAACGAACTTATTGGAGGCCGCCGTTACCGCAACAGCCGTTGCGTTTTCAGTCCATGCCGATAGAACGTCACAGGAGGCCGTGCTCGCGGCGACCGCCGTACCGATCACCGCCCCGCCGATGGCGGACTTACAGGTGATGGCCGTAGTCTTGGCCCCCTCCGTCGCCCCTGTGGTCGGCGTAATGGTGACATCGGTCGTGACCGCGCCGAACGTGAACATCCAAGTCGATTTTCTGGACTTGGAAATATCGATGCTGTCCGTATCCAGTCCGGTGGATACGTTCGCGGAGTTCATCACCGGAATGAATTTGAATCTTTCTGCCAACATGGTTGTTTCCCTCCTTCGGGAGATTCCGGGGGATTGCTCCCCCGGTATGATGGTTAAACTCTCATCCCGATGCTAATTGGGACGGCGACAAATACAATTCCTCATGCACGCGTCGCGAGAACGATGAAGTGCCCAAGCGTATCGCTACCCTTGTATGGGGTAAGCGCGCTTGCTCTTACTGGTTGCCCGTCGATTCTCAGAACAAACCGGAAAACTGACTCGTCGTACAGGAACCGGATATGGATGCTCATATCAGCCTTGATTCCGCCCTTGGTGGCAAGGATGTAGCCCCCGCCGAAGTCTCCGAAGATGATGTCTCCCACGGTCCCGAGAGCCGCGCACTGTTCCAGGGGTACGATCGGGCGCCCGAACAGGGTGGCGTAGGGCTGGCCGGCCGCTCCATTCGCGGGCATGAATACGGGGACTCCCCCTGTGCCCACGGCAAGTGACATCTGGGCCAACTGAACCCATACGCTCTGATTGATGAACCATTCGGCGCGGTTCAGGGAACTGGCGAACATCCGGGAGTACATCTTTAGGACATTCTCGTAGACCACGGTGGCGGCCGCCTGCCCGGTCTGTTTAGCCACGCTGACCAGAGACCCGGAGTTAAGGATCCCAAGGGGCTGTCCCGCCCCCGTTCCGTTGATGATGGCATCGTCGGTCAGGAAGCCGAATTCCCCAGGGAACGCCGATCGGATAAACCCCTCTAGGGCTGCGGCGTCGTCGAGCAGTTCATCGGTCGCATAGCATAGCCCGATGAGCTTTTTCAGGTTCAATTCGATCTTGCGGAATTTGGGCATGGAGCCTTGCTTCAGGGCCGCCTCTTCCTCCCAGTAACCGACGATTCCGCCATAGCGCGTCGATGCCCGGGAAGTCTCGTCAACCCCGTTGATCTTGATGGAATTGCTCGTTCCCGAGATCGGCTGCTGTCTGCATCTGCGGGCTAGGAGGCCGGTTTCAAATGTATCCTGTAGGAGATCGGCCACGAAATCCTGCTGGACCAGGAATCCCCCTTCGCTTGGCACGGTCTCGTTTAGCCCGGATGCGGCGGTACGGACATTGAAAAGGCGTGGGTCCACCGGACCTCCCGGACGGCCCGCACGGACAACGGCTACCATCTGCTCGCCGAGTGACCGGAACTGGTCCTGAGACCGCTCTTCCTTCCTCTGTTCCTGAGGCCTTGGTCTGGTCTGGGGCTCGCTGACCGGGGCCTTCAATTCGGCGCTGATCCGCTCCGTGCGCTCCATGTTGGAGATGAGGGACCGCAGGTGATCCACCTCGTCCATGATGTCTTCCTTCAGCTTGATCTCGTCGGATGCCAAGTCGCGGTTTTCCGTTGTTGCCTTGGCGTCAATGTCCCCGATTTTCTTCATCAGGGATTTTACTTCTTCTCGGTACTGAGTAATGGTTTTCATGATTCCTCCTCTCGAAAACCTCTTGGTTAAATGGATTTCGACGGGGCCAGTTTTTCAGCCCTTATCAATAGTTGACTCACTTTGTCTTTCGCGATCCTGATATCAGGTTCCGAATGCTTTGTAGGCGGTTCGGGATCTGCTTCTGTATGCTTTGTAGGCGGTACAGGGGGGATGGAAGGACAAAGGGCATTTAATGCCCTGATCTCATCATCCGTCAGGGCTTGTCCAGATTTAATCTTAGCAATCAAGCGGGCTAATTCCGTAAAATCAGGCTTATGCTCTTCTGGCTTTTTGCCGAATGCGTTCCTGACTTCTGCTGTGGTAGTGGGATAGGCCGGAAAAGTTACGACGGAGACATCAAAGAGGGTCACATCAACTAATGTGCGCTCATTCTGCTCATAATTGATTTCCTCTTTGTTGACGCGGAATCCAAAACTCATTTGAGTAATATCCCCACGCTTCATTGAAGCGGCTAAATCGTTCGCCCATGTAGTAGGAGGAATGTCTATCTCCGTCGATAATCCCTTTTCGTCCTCGTTGAGTCTAAGAGTTCCCGCCTTGTTGCGACCGAGGACGAAATCTTCTTTGTGATTAAACAGTCCTCGAATGTCATTTTCCTTGATCGTCTTAGCAAAACTTCCCTTCGCGATTCTTTCCTTGAAACTTCCCCACCATGTCTCAATGGTCGTCCAGACATTGAACATCGCCGCATAACCGACGATCTTACTACCTAATTCCGCCGTCCGTACTTCCAACTTTTCCTTTGGAAGGTATCTCCTCTCAATGTTATCTTGTTTGAAGTACATGGAATTTTCCCCCTCTTTCTTGTTTTCCTCTGCCGTTCCATCATCGATGACAATGGGAATACACCGTTGAATGAAATCGTCTTTACTCTCACCTTTATTAGGAGTAGGCATAATCACCTCGTTTCATATTCCGAGAGGATTTGTTTTTCGTAATTGGTTTTATATTTCAGTTTATCTATAAGAATTTCTCCAAAATCCTGATCGGAAAACACCATCCCCTTCGCTTCCTTGATCGCCTTCAACGCCTCGATCTTCGTCGCCCCGCTACTCTTGATCAGGGAGTAAATGGCCTCACTCAAGTTCATTCTCTTTACCGCCTCCGTTCGATTTGTCCGCGGGTAAGAATGCGGGTTGTTTCATCGATGGAAGTTTTACCTTTGGTTCCGGCTCTTCCCCGGCATTCTCCAGGTCAACCATATTCAGGGGAACGAAATGCCCGTCCCCGTCCGGTATGGGATCGAGGTCCTCAAAGGCCCTAATTTCATTGACGCTGAATACCCCGATATTAAACATCTTCGCGTAGAACTCCGCCCTTGATTTCGCGTCTGACCGCAAGAGCCCCTCAACGGAATGCTTAAAATAAAGGCGTCCGTACCCCGAAAGTTCCTTGTCCGATTTGGTCAGGAGCTGAAGATTGTAATTCTGTTCCAATCGTACGAGCCATGGGAGTATCGAGTCGGTAACAAAGGATATTTGCTCCGACTCTATATTCGAGAACGATGATCGGGTCAGGTCCTTTAGCTTATGGGGCGGGAGGTTGAACCATCGGGCTACCTCGGGGATTTGAAATTGCCGGCTTTCCAGGAACTGGGAATCGTTCGGCGGTACGCCCAATGCCTCCATCTTCATGCCGTCTTCCAAAAGCAGGAGGCGGTGGGCCTTTCCGAGTCCGCTGTAAGCGTCAGTCAATGATTTCTTAAGATTGTCGTGGGCAGGTTGGGAGAGTTTTCCCGGATGGGTCACGATGGTTCCGGGGTGGGTCCCCTGCCCGAAGTAGAGGCTCCCGAATGACTCAAGGGCCATTCCCAGACCGAACGATTTGCGGGCCTGAGATACGACCGAATATCCGACGAATCCATCAAACCCAAGGCCGGGAATATGGAGAATCTTATTCCGGCTAAAGTAGCGATCGCCCTCCCCCTCAATCCTGATCCGGTAAACCAGTTCATTATCCCTCATCTCTGGGGTAACTCTATTCGGCGCGATAGGCCAAAGTTCAACGGTTTCCCCGTAGGTATTCGGGATCTTTTCGGCATACCCGTTTCCCCACAATAGGATGTGGGCCATCATCGTTTCACGCCCGTCCATCGCCGTCATGTAGGGATTCCACTGGTCGTGCATCAGCCAATAAGTATCCCGATTGTCGGCCAATCTTTTCTTGGTACCCTTCTTTTGCATCAGGTGGAGGGGAAGGCTTCCGATTGTCCCGGAGATAAGGCTGACGGCGTTGTAAACAGCGGAATAGGTGAGGGCGGTTGATTCGGTAACGGTTTCACCGGAGAGGGATTGTGATCCGGCCAGATTCCAGAGGGTGGAATCCCATGCCTTGGGATCATTAAGGGAAAGGTCGCGCTTGAGATAATTCCATATCCGGGTAAGGACATTCGCCATGTACCCCGATTATTAGTTCAATAAGTTATTGTTTGTAAAGGAAAAACTGGGGAGAGGATTAAAAAAGGATGAAATGTAATGTAGTAAACAGAAATGTTATGAAGTTTTACGCAGACAGTTAAAACGGCAGTTAAGGATTGATTCTCGCGAAATTCTGGTAATGCCAAGTATTTTTTCCGGTTTCAAATGCCCATGCTCGATCCAAAGATATATCGTCCTTTCAGTCACCGAAAAATAATCCGCCACTTCCTCTATCCGAAAAAGGTCTTTCTTCGGAAGGTTTTCCATTTCACCTCCTTTGGGAATTATGATTATTGAAAATTACATCACAACTACGCCGCGGGTTTCATAAATCGATCGTTCCTGAACCGAGAACATGGCCCGGCTCCAACCCATCATGAGGGCCACAATCGGGTCAATCTTTTCCATGGCTTTTTGTTTGTCTGGGCTAAAATTCCCGTTTGCGTCCTGTCTCATTACCAGATTATCAGCACACCACCGCGCCACCGGATTTCCCCCATGCCGTACCTTACCCGTCATGATGTGGGTCAATAGATCCTTTGCGGGTTCATTGAAACTCTTCGGCCCCTGCCTAAATTCAATCATCTGAAATCCATTCTCATAATTCGTCGGATTCAATTTTTCCATGATCCTCGTGGCGGTCGCCGTCGCATTCCAGGAATCGAAGGCGATTGATTCCAGTTTGTATTTTTCCGCGGCGTCGAATATGTCCTTCTCGATCCAGGCATAGTCGATCACGTTCCCGGGGGTCGCGGTAAGGAATCCCTTCTGGTTCCAAATGTCATAATTCACGCGGTCAACCTGGGACCGCTTCAGGATTCCTTCCTCCGGGCAGTAGAGATGCCAGGTAACATCAAAAATCCCATCGGCCTCATCGGGCGGGAAAACCATCACGAACGCAGCCAAGTCCGTCTTACTTGAAAGGTCCAGGCCCCCGTATGCCCGCCGGCCGGCCAGGGATTCAACGTCAACCGCACCGGAGCATGAATCCCAGGAATCCATGGGCATCCACTTTGAGAGCTGTCTGATCGGGATGTTAAGCCTGAACCTCTTGAAATTCTGGAAATCAACCGGGTTATTTTTTGCCTCCTGGTAGTCCTGCCTGATTTTATCAATGGTGAATATCTGTCCCAGGGATGGATTGACGCGCTTCCACAATTCCTCGTCCTCGGGATCATCCTTTTCGGGGTCCGCGATGTAAAGCACCGGGAGGAACCGGGGGTCCTCGATTATCCCGGCCTTGACTTGCTGAGCTTTAGTCCTCAACCTCCACCAGATTGATTCCTTGTCGTAAATTCCGGCAGTTGTGATTACCAAAACTATTTGCTGCTGTCGTGCGTAATCTGTTCCAGCAGTCAAAACCTCATAAAGATCGCCATTCGGGTGGGCATGAATTTCATCTATGAAAACCGCGGATGGACTCAACCCATGCTTCGTGTAGGTTTCGCTTGAAAGAACTTGAAGGAATCCATTTTTCTTGGGATATATTAATCTCTTTCGAGAATCGAGTCGCTTGATTAATTGGCTCATTTGTGGCGAGTTGCTCACCATGGTAGCCGCCGCATGATAAATTATCCCAGCTTGCTCCCTATCAGAAGCGGCAAGATACACTTCGGCCCCATCCTCACCGTCATTGGTCAGCATATAAAGAGAAATCGCAGCACAACACTCGGACTTTCCAGATTTTTTGGGAATTTCTACATAGCAAGTGCGATATTGCCGATATCCATTATCGTTCATTGTTCCGAATAATGGCCTTATTATTTCTTCCCATTGCCAAGACATGAGCTTGAATGATTGCCCGGCCCATATTCCCTTTGAATAGGTGCAATAGGTTTCAATAAATCTCTTCACCCGCTCGGCTTTTTTAAGATCAAAATGATTTTCAGTCTGCGAAGAATTCGTTTTTTTCTTTTTTCTTTTTAGCAACAAAGCCTCCAATCCGACACAAAGCAACAGAACTGAGTCCGAGTTCAGTAAGTATTTTTAAAATCTTCTCTTCCAATTTATTCGCCGTCCTCCAATAAATGCTTTGATTTGCTCTTCCAAGTTTGTCTTTTATGATTATTCCATCCTGACGAATGCTCTTCATGCACTCTTTGTATTGGGCCATATTCGCCGCCAACAATTCAAGCATCGGGGCGTTTGCGATTGTCAGAAGCCCGTAGTTATCCAAAATCAAGGCAAAATAATTCCATTCTTGCCGCTCATCTTCCCGCAAAACTTCCGGGCATTGAGGGATGATTTCTCTTTTCGCTTTGGGCTCATTTTCTTCCCGGGCTGCCTGGTCCCCATAAAGTTTGCCCTTCCTAAATTTCAGAAGCGCCGTGGGTTTAGGCCTATTCATCAATCTTCACCAGTTCGACTGTGGAATAAAGCCATTTTATGAGGTCGGCAGGGGCAATTTCGGTTGGAATATCTACGGTCAACCGGATACACTGATCAGCCGTCGTTGAAATTCTCGATATTTGTCCCCTAACCATCTTAGATTGTTCACTTTTTTTCATTTTTTCGCCTAATGGATAGAAATCTGAAAAATTAGCGCGTACCA